GGCTGTTGGAGCCGGAGGTCACAAGGAACGGAACCTGCGTTGCCGACTTGTCATAGTCCAGCTGCGTCAGGTTGCGGCCTGCACCAATAATCTTCTTCCCGGCGATCTTGTCCATCGTAACGGTCTTGATCTTGTGCTTGCCGGATGGAATCTTGATGGTGTGGATGTTGGGGGCGTTTACAGCCTTCTGCAGGTTTGCGGTAATATCCCCACCAACAACTTCGCCGAGAGCCGAGTCATGTACCCAGATGGCGCCAGGGTCGCCGGTGGCGATGACCTGCTCAACTGGTTCCTCTTGGCGGCGGCACCAGCGGAACTGCATGGCGCGGTACTTCTCGCTAGGCACGGAATCCCAAGGGTTGTTGTCCTGGTTTTCGCTGCCCTCAACGCCGCTGAAAGTGTCGTCGGTCGCGTAGAAGAAGCCGACGTTGCTCTTGTCGGCTTTCTCTAGCACCTTGCGCATCTGGTCCACGGACTCCAGGTTGTGGATTGTGTGAATGAAACGCAGAGGCGATTCCGCGCGGTAGTGGTCGGGGGTTACCGGTGCGGCGGCGTCATCCAGGTACGCGGAGGCGGCCTTCTCGAACGACATGATAATGTCGGCGCACTCCAAGATTTCCGGCTTGGTGTTGGTTCCGGGGTTGCCGACAACCAGGAAGCCTTTACCGAACTCGGCTTTGATCTTCTTGTACAAGTCCTTGTACTGGTCGATCAAGGCAGCCTCAGACGGGGCCCAGCCGTTAATCATCTCGTCCAGGAAAACACCCTCAAGCTTGTATGCTTCCTGATACTTGCGAATCTCCGCCAGAACGTCGTCGACGGACTTGGTACCTTTGATGGTGCGCACGTAGCCAACGCCGGGAACGTTCTTGTTCTTCAGCTGCGTTGTCAGGTCGGTGAAGTCAGGCTCGACCTTGTCGCCGAATCCGCTTCGGGGGTTGATGATGACGAAGCCAATGATGTCGAGGTTGCCGAAGATATAGTCCCACTTAGAACCGGGCTGGCGCTGGTCGGCCCACCAGTAGGTGACAGGACACCAATAGCGCTGACCAGCGTTAAACCAGCGGAATGGGTCTTCCGACGGAGCGTCACCGGTCGGTGCGGCACCGTCGCCTTCGGCCAGTTTCGATTTGATGGCGGCGTCGACGATTTCACGAATCTTCGCCTCGTCGACAGGGGCCGCTGGGGTACCGTCTCCTGAAGGAGTCGGGGCTGCCTTAGCCAGTTCAGCTTTGACCAGGTTTTCGACCGTGGTGTTGAAGTCAGCTGGGAGTTCAGCTGGTGGCAGATGCGAAATCCGCTCCTGCACGGCCTTGGTTACCGCTGCGGAAAGAGAGTCCTCCTGGACGGCGACCGGGTTGGCCTCCAGGTAGCTGCGCACAGCTGGTGCAATATCCTCGGCTGTGGGCTTAGCGGGGGTTGCGATGCCCTCGATCTTCTTGTCCAGTTCGGCCTGCTTGGCCTGCACGCCGGTGACGGATTCCGCGGCGGCCTGCGCCAGGGTGTGTGCGCCGCTGATGCCCTGCTCCATATGAGTGAAGCGCGCGGCTGAGGCGGGGTGTTGGGTTGAGTTGTCTTTCCACTCCTGTGGGGTGTAAGCCAATTTGGGTATCTCCTAAAGGTATGATTTACGGTGACGTGACCGCATTCGGGGATGTAACAGCGTTGGGGCTGGTCACGCGTAAAACGTTCGCAGCCCCAGGTGTTACGGCTGGTGGGATAACCGGGGGAGACGTTACTCCAGTTACCCCACCACGAAACCCATGTCAGCAGCCAGGGCTTTCCAGCCCTCACCACCGAACACGTGTTTGACGGCGTAGTCGAGCTCGTCGTCACGGGAAGCCTTCAAGGTCACTGAGTAGGAAATCTCGGAATCCGCGGACCAGGCGTTTTCCTGAACTTCGGACACGATAGCCTTCGGCATGACCTTGATGATGTAGATCGGAAGATCGTTGTACGAGTCCTCGGCGATGTACAGCATACGGCGGTAGCGCGCCTTCGGGATGTTGTCCTGGGTGAAGGACAGCTCCGAGTTGGTTCCAATCTTTGCCTTGGAGAGGTCCACGTTGTAGTAGAACTCAAGGGAACCCTTGGAGGTTTCCTGCATGACGAACGCCGCGGACGTAACGTCTTTAGTGAAGTCAGTGCGGGTCGGCTCCTGAGCACCAAACGACTCGACGTCGGACTGCTCGGTCTCACGGGAGAAGTTGATACCGGAGGACTTCTGCAGCCAGCCGAGAGAGAAGTAACCCATGTTGCGGAAGTTCACCAGTTTGGCGTCATCCGTGAAGAAGACTTCCGGCACGGGAACCGTCATGGGGGCGAACAACACAACGCCGCCGAGGGCCTTGCGAATCAGCTTACCCTTGGCCTGACGCAGGGAATCCAGGTCGGTGGAACCCGCGGCGGCAGGGTTCTGGGTCTGGGTGATGTCCTCGACCTTGTAGTTCTCGCCGGAAGCCTTACCCTGGACATTGGCGTCGTCAACGGTAAGAGTTGCGGCTTTTACAACAATGGTGAATGGACCACCGGTGCTGCCCCGAACAGTGGCCTCCTCCTCACCGGAGACGGCACGGATCGCAGCCTGGATGGTGCTGGCGGAACCCGGAGCCGAAATGGCGCCGGTGGCTGTACCACCAACGTTAAGGGTGAAAGAACCTGACAGGCTGCCTGCAGGCAGTGTCAGCTTAAAAGTTGCCATACTTGGCTCCTCCTAGTACTAGTTATGCCCAGCGAACGCGGGCATGGAGTTCAAAAGCCTTCTCCACCTCGAAATCATCGTCAAGGCGGGTGGCTTGCTGCTCAGCGCCGGAGATTTCGCGGGCGTTGTCCACGTAGAAACCAGCCCAGCTACGCCTCGGCGCGGCAAGTATTCTTTTCGTCGCCTCCCCAGCCAGCCACATGGCCCTGGAACGGTCCTTCGCAATGAACGACAACTCAACACTGGAGATGTCGGTGAAGGAGTCCGTCAGGTAACCTGCGTCCCTGTGCAGGAGGATGTAGTCGAAGTCTTTAATTTTGTAGCGACGCTTCGCGGTGGTCATGTTCTCGAAGCGGTCGAAAGCTTTTTCCCTTGAAGTGCCTATTTGTTTCGGGCCAACCAGGTCTTCCAGGATGGCCGCCACAATGCGCTCCCAGTCGGGCATGGTGTAGTCATCCAACTGCCTCAACCTCCCTCATGGCTTTGCTCAGAGCCTTGGCTCGCTTCTCCTTGGCAATGAGCGCTGGCCAGAAACGCTCCGGGTTTGTCGAGTAAATCTCAAACGTGGCACGGTCAACTTGGACGCCGCCGGGGATTACTTTGCGCACCCGCAGAGTGTCACGCAACCGCTGGTCCCTCTCTCTGTCGTGGCGCTCACCTATTGCTTTCTTCAGCGCCTTCTTCGTGGCCCAGGCTTTACGGAACAATTCCGCGCGGAGGGCTGGGCTGTTAAGGAGTAGCTGTCCCATGCCGTAGAAATCAGAGAAGTACAGAACACCTGGACGCCGACCGGAGGCTTGCCTGTCTAGGCGCTTCTGGTTGAAGGAGTCGTTGATTTTGGTTACGTCATACCTAGGTGTAGTCGACATGCTTCACCTCCACCCTCGCCAGGAAAACCTCTTTACCGCCGACAACGTGCGTCCACGGCGACACATAGTCGTTGTGCGCTTCACCCTCGACAATGTAAACCTGCTGCGACCCGTCATAAGCAGTGAAAACAACCAGATCATCCGTGCGAATGTCGTCGGTTGGATCGCAGTACATGGTTTTACCGTCGTAGGTTCCGCGGTTGTTGGCCTGCGTCGTTGTCAAATCTTGAGTTGTACGCGGCGCCACCACGGCGCCGTAAATCTTGTGGTGGAACTCAGAACCCGCTAGGGCACCGGCGACGTACTCCTGGTCGCCGAAATCATCCTGGTCGTAGTCCTGAAACTGGTTTCGTTTGCGCCGCCAGATTTCGACGTCACCGGAGAAACCAGCCCTGAAAGCAATAGAGCTCATCGGTACCCCCTCCATCCGCGTCGGGGTTTAGCCACCCGCGCGTAGGGGGTTTTCATGCGGGCCGACAAGGTTTTAGTCTTGTTGTAGCCCTGTAGCAGCAGAGCAATCTGCTCTAGTTCTTCCCGACTGAACCAGGCTTTACCGGGGTCTTCACTGTCGTAGCGACTATAGGCGAATGGCCCCATCGTCTCGGACGAGAAGCCGTCCGGGTTTTGCGCGATTTTGCGCGCGGCGTTGGTGACCGCTGCCTCGACGAAAAGACGCAAGGGAGCGTCCTCCGGCGAGGCGTCAAAAGCTGGCTTCAGTGTCGGGAAGCGACCCGACAGCCAGGCGGAAATCATCTCCAGGTATGCCTGAAGTTGGGCTAGGCGTTTACCCTCGACCGTGCCTTTGGTCACGAACAACGCCACCCGCTCGGCAGGGACATAGGTAAACGCCAATTAACTAGCCTTCCTCAGACTCATCCGCGCCAAGCTGGCTGGCCAACTCAGGGATGGATTCGATTACTTCTTCGATGATTTCGTCGCGGCTCATGCTGGCCGGGATGACGAGACCCTTGGATTCCGCGAAGTTCTTCCACGTTGCTTTAGCGGCGTTGCGCTTCGGAACTTCCAGTTCAGCCTCCGGCTGTGCCTCCGGTTCAGGGGTGCCCTGGGGCAGGTCCGCTGGGCCAGTCTGGGCCACAACAGGCTCGCGCTCTGGGGGCTCTGTAAACAGG